AAACTTTGGATTAATCCAGATACAAACGATATAAGCACCTCCCCTAAAGCAGGATATATTAAAGGGTGTGGATGTCATGTATATATTAAGATGAGAAACCTTGGTAATCATTGTGTAGCTGGAAAATGGTGATAAAAGTTATAGATGATAAAGGAGTAATTTATTATAAGCACTTTGATGATTATGATAAATACTTAAGAGAGTTAAAAGCTCTAAATAATGAAAAATCTCTTTCTTAAATTACGAAATATAATAATTGGTAGTTATAGAAATTTAATCGGCTACCAATCAGATGAACAAAAAAGAAGACTAGATATTTGTAATAAATGCGAGCATAAAATAAAATATATGGGAGCTTACATATGTGACCAATGTGGCTGTGTGTTAAAAAGTAAAGCCAGTGTTGAGTCTGAGAAATGTTTAATGAATAAATGGTAATATGGAAAAAAAATTAGCTTATGATTTGACAAACGAATCTACTACAAGAGTTATGGCAATGGATGGAACTACTGCTGAAGATGTAATAAATGCAAGAAACCTTGAAAAATTTAATCAACAAGTAGATGACTGGAATGAAAGATTTGAAAAACACTCAACTAATTTAAAAGATTTTGCAGAAAAAATAAATGTAAAGGATATTGAAATAATGCCAGTTTTTGGATATGTGTTAGTAAAACCTTTTGAAGAAAATCCTTTTCAAAGAATTGTTAGAGACTCAAAATCAGGACTTATTATAGATACTGGAGGACTTGCTCCAGAATATAAAAATACTGATAGCGGAGAAATTGAACAAGAAAAAAATTTATTTAAAGTTGGAGTAGTACAAGAAGTTGGTCATCGTTGTGAAATTTTACAGCCGGGAGATACTGTTATTTATCCTGTTGTAGCAGCTGTTCCAGTTCCTTTCTATAAGCAGGGTTTGGAGAGTATTAGTGAAAACAGAGTACTTGCAGTAGTAAATGAAGGTCTAAGTGAAAGATTTGCAGAATTTAAAAATAATAAAAAATGAATAATGTAATAAACAGTCCAGAAGAAAAAGTATTCTTTTCTCCTGGACAACTTGTAAAATTAAAACAGAATATTCCTAATTCTCCTGTTATGCTTGTTAACAGAGTAGAAAGAAGTATAATAAGAAATAAAGAAGGAAAAGATATTCTTAAAGGAGTAAAAGTAAGATGGTTCACAGAAAACGGCTTCTTGCAAGAAGCAGTATTTTCAACTAAAGATTTAATATTAGTATGAATAAAAGAAACGCTGTAATATCAGCTTTATTTGAAAAGAAAAATAAAAGAAAGCCAAAAAACTCTCAAGAATTGCAAGATTTTGTAAAATCACAAGGCGGAGAAGAGTTCTTAAAGAAGGTAGATGAATATATAGCTCAAGTCGAAAAGGATTAGGCTTAGCAAGCACAAAAAGCTGCACATGGTGCTAAACTTCAATACTTCAAAAATTTAAAACATATATGTAATGAAGATGAAGAATTAGTTTACTACAAGAAAGGTGGTAAAGTAGATTGTGGTTGTCAAAAGAAACAAAAGGGAGGAAATGTGCCACCTAAAAAATAGTCTACTGTAGATAAATTTAAAGCTCAAAGAAGAACTAAAGAACAGCAAGCTAAAATTGATAAACAATCTTAGGAAGACTATGAAAATGGAACTTATGGGATGAGTAAAGAGGAAATTGAACAATTCAATAATCCTAATAAACAAAAAAAGACTCCAGTTAAGAAACTTAAACCAGCAACTCCAAGACATGAAGCCGGAGGAAAAGCAGGTCCCTTTGTTAAAGGAAAAGTTTGTCCTAAGTGTGGTAAAGTTCATGCTGCTGGTATGGGTTGTCATCTTAATAAAAGTAAAATAAAAGTTTCTTGTGGTGGTTCTACACTTAAGAAATAATATAAAATTTAAAAAATGTTAATGTAAATATGAATTATGAATAATTTTTTTATATATGATAATAGTACCTAGACTTTAAATTTAGATAATGCTAATATTCTTCTTATTCCAGAATTTGAAGCTTTATTAGATTCCGAAAGAAATAAATCTGATAAAGATCCAGAGGGTAAATATAAGTTAAGAGCATTTAAGGAATTTAAATATATTTATTTAGCCGAACATTGGCAAAGTCCTTATGCTGATTATTTGCCTGCTGATAAATATGAGGCTGCAAAAAAAGATTCTAAAATTACAGAAGAGGAATTCAATGATCCAATATTTAGAGAAGCTTGTAGAAAATTTAGAGCTTTATAGGATTCCAATCCAAGTTTAAGACTTTTACAAGCAGCTAAAGATACTGTAAATAAATTAGTATCATATTTTGAAAATTTAGATCCTGAAGAACGTTCTGAAATTGACGGAAAACCATTGTTTAAAACCAAAGATATATTAGCAGAGCTTTCTAGTCTTCCTAAAGTACAAGAAAGTTTATCTATACTTGAAAATCAAGTTAAGAAAGATTTAACTGGAGGAACATCTATGAGGGCTAACGTTCAAGAAGATTTTGATCCTGGAGATTTTTAATATATGGAAGAAATTAAACGCAAAAGAGGAAGACCTCGTAAGGATTCTACTCCAGAAATTCCATAGGAAATTCAAACTCTTATAGAAGATGTTCAAGAAAAGGCTAAACAAATAAAATAGCCAAAAAAAGAAGTATCTGAAAACATTATAATATCTGATTCAACTTTTAATTGGGATGTTAAAAAGGAAGATCCTATTGAATATTTTGATGCTACGTTATCATATGAACTAACTGGATATAGACCTATTACTGCTACACAAAGTTTAGATTTTAATCCAGATTGGTTTACTGAAACTAGAGAAATTTATAATAGAACAGGACATTATTGTGAATTTCCTTATGGTAGCCAAGCATTTAGAGAATTTTGGAGAGAAGAACTTAAACGCTGTAAATATGGAATGACTTCTCATGGTTATACTATAACAGGAGACCATTATTTCTTTTTGAATTTTTACAGATTAAAAGATTTGGTTAATGTTAAAGAAGCTGGTGGAGGACGTGAAGATATATTTCCAGCTTTTTTGGAAGGACAATATGAATGGTTTCATTATTTAAAACTAGCTCGTATTCTTAAACTTAATGCTTGTATGATGAAGGCTAGAGGAGCAGGCTATTCAGAAATAGAAGCTTCTATTTTAGTTAATAGTTACAATTGTATTAGAGGTTCTGTTAATGTAGCTTGTGCTTTTGCTGCCACTCAGCTAGATAAATTACTTACAAAAGTATATGACTGTATGACATTTTTAAATGAAAAAACTGATAGAGGAATGTTTAAAAGTAGGACTATTGATAAATAGTATTTAAAACGTTCTGGTTAGTTTAAAATGGTTAATGGTCAAAAAATTGAAGTTGGATGGAAATCCCAAATACAGGGAATTGTTACAGATGAACCTGGAAAACTTCGTGGCGATAGAACAGATTTACTCATGTTTGAAGAGTGTGGTTTATGGCCTAAATTTACTAAAGCATATACTTAGGCGGACGCTCTTGTAGGTCAAATAGGATATTAGTGGGGACTTCGCTTAATGGGAGGAACAGGAGGAGAAACTGGAGAACAAGTAAAAGGACTCAAAAAAATGTTTTATAACCCTAAAATGTTTGGAGTACTTCCGTTTAAACATAATTATACTCAATCAGGAGAATATATAATTACTTCTTTTTTTCTACCTGCCTTTAGAACAATCAAAGAAAACTATTTACTTGATAATAGAGGTTGGATAAGTGATGAAGAAGGTAAGCGTTATTATGATATAGCTCGAAAATCTAAAGAATCTGACCCAGAAGAGTATTATACTTATTGTGCTGAATACTGTAACAACGATACAGAAGCTTTTTAGAATGTAGGAGTTAACAAGTTTAATAAATTAAAGTTAGCAGAACAACAAGTTACAATTAGAATTAAAAAAGAAGTTCCTCCTATCTAGAGGGGATATATGGAATTCATATATTCTGGTCCAGACAGAAAAAGAGAAAATATAATTGGAGCTAGATTTAGACCAAATCCACAAGGTCCAATTCATCTTCTTGAAGAACCTATTTGGGAAAACGGAAAAGATGTTGAAAAAATTAGAAATCTCTATATAGCTGGTATTGATGGTATTGATATTGGGGCTTTAGAAACCTCTGATTAGACAAAAGACCCTTCTAAATTCTGTACAGTAGTAAAGAAAAGAGTTTATGGAATGAATGAACCTATGTATGTAGCATATTATTTAGATAGGCCAAATGACATACGAGATGCTTATAAACAAACTATCGGATTATTAATGTGGTATAATTGTCAAGCAAATATAGAAGCTACTAGATTATCTTTATTAACTTATGCTAGAGATAATAAATTTATGTAGTATTTTATGAAGCGTCCTAGAGTATGTTATGGGGATAATTTATCTAGAAGAACTAATAACTAGTATGGAACAACAGCTACTAAAGCAATGATTGACCATCAAACTGATTTAATTGCTACTTACATAGAAGATTACTGTCATAATATATGGTTTTTGGAATTTCTTGAACAACTTAGTTAGTACACAGACGAAGGAAAGGGTGCTTACGATATTGTAGCTGCTCTAGGAATGTGTGAAGTTGCAGACGAAGAATTGGCGGGCATTACCCCTCGTATAACAAAACCAATTTCAGAAGAATTTCAAGATATAGGTTATTATAAAGATGAAAATGGTAATACTCAATTTGGAATTATTCCAAAACAATTGACATATTAGATAAAAGCTAGTATAGATACAGGATATGTAGAAGGTTATAATATAACAAGTGATTCACGATATAGATGAATAATATGGAAAAAAGCATCTTAGATATTATTAAAAAACGTTATAAACGTGATTATAATGGAGGTATCAAGGTGACTAAATTAGGGACGGGTTGGGAAGGATATAAAGTAGTTTTTGACTTAGGAAATCCTGATATACGACCTATACAAATATCTGCAGACTTAGATGCAGAAGATTTTTTAAAATTTGTTGAACAAGAACTCATTTCTAGACAATTACACAAAGTGTTATTCTTTAGAGGAGTCAAAATATATCCAGAAGATGAAGAAAGAAGAACTTGTTGATAAAACAAATTTAGCTATCAATGAACTTGTTTACGATAAAATTAAATTAAAAAAAGCTTATAATTATTATAATTGTAAACGAGATCCAGAATAGTTTAAATATTTAGAAGAAAATTTTGGAATAGGAAATCCTACTTAGGTAGAATTTATACCTTTAATAAGAAAACATGTAGACGCTTTAATTGGTGAGTACTTAGACCTTCCAATTAAACCTAAAATCTCTTGTAAAGATTCTGAAACAATTAATAATATATTTAGAAAGAAACAATTAAAAATTGCCAACGAATGTTTTACTCTATTACAATCCAATTTAAAAAATAATCTCTTACGAATTATCGGAGGTAAAGATTTGTAGGATCTAAATATAAAAGAACAATTAGATAAATTAGTAGAAAATATAAATGAAAA